ACATAGTTTGCTCCCATCTAATAATCCACGGATCAAGTGTGTATTTTACAAATTCCAAAGATTGCTGCTCAATATTTGAAAAAGAAGATTTTTCAAGGTCTGCAAGCATATGTGGAGGCACTCTGAAAATACGGGCGATTTCATTTATTTGAAACTTTCTTGTTTCTAAAAACTGTGCCTGTTCAGGTGAAATCCCTATTGGCTGATATTTCATTCCTTCTTCAAGAACAGCCACTCGGTGGGAATTTGCAGAACCTTGATATGCCATGTTCCAGCTTTCTTTTACCTTCTGCGGGTCTTTAATAGTACTGGGATGTTCCAATACACCGCCCGGAGTAGCTCCATTGGCAAAGAACTTTGCTCCATATTCCTCAGTAGCCATAGATAAGCCCACAGCATTTTTAGCCATTGCAATGGGGGAGTAGCCTACCAATCCATCAAACCCTAAACCTGGGATATGCAAAACATCAGAAGGGTCAAGATAAACCAGATTATCTTTTCCGAGTGTTGGAACATCCTCAGTGTTTCTTTGGAACAAATAAAAGAGCCGACCATTTTTATCACGGTCGACTGTCATTTTGTTAGGCATTAAAGGGTAGAGGGCTATAACTTCACCGCGGGCATTTCTTATAATCTGAGCATAAGCATTGCCCCATAATAAAAGATGACTCATAAGCGTTTCTCTAAACGAAAATGAAGTCATCTCTGGATTTGGCTCATCATGGAGCAGTTTATATAACGGATGTTTTAAATATTTTTCTTTACCTCCTGAATTATTGTACTTATACACATGAAGGGGGAGACAGGCCACTGTTTCAGCAAGTATTCTTACGCATGAGTATACAGCTGTCATTTGCATAGCTGTATGTTCGTTGACTTGTTTTCCGGCAGTTGTGCTGCCGAAGAAAAAGCTGTAACGGCTACCAGATATATTGTTTTGTGGTTTATCTCTTGATTTAAAGAATCTATTAAATATTGGTATTTGCATTTAATTACCTCCTGGAAAATCGGCAAGAAAAAAGCACCTGTAAGGTCAAGATGCTTAATATTTTTTTAAAATTTATAGTCTGTTTTCCCAGTATTTTCTTATATCGATTTTTCTTTTACTATCATAATTAAAATTATTTGTATTCTTGTATTTTATAAAGGATAATTCCTTTTTAAAATTTATTTTTTCAAAAGATTTATAGCTTAGATATTTAAATTCACCAGTTCTTATTGTAAAACTTGGACATTGTATTGGAGGATTGGAAATTCTTAATTTATAATATAATTCTAATTCATAATCACTAATCGTAGGATTAGAAATTACTATTTCGTTAGCATTAAGTGTTTGTATTTCATTTATCTTCCTTACATCATTCAAAGTTATTGCAATATCTTGCTCATCAACATCATATGTTTCGCTGTCATATAATAATATTGCTGTATTTAAATTTAAAGGTACTATTATTATCAGTCCTTTACAGGCAAGCCCAAGTCTATTAATAACATCATCGTGTCTATAAAACTGATTATAGCGTATAACAGGATTATCACTTAAGATAAATGGAGTTTCTGAAGTATTTTTAATAACTGCATATTTTAGATCAATAAGTATATGCGAACACGAAAGAGCAATATTAATATGTCGCTCAGTTGAAATAAAGTCCTGTGGATCGTAGCTTTTGTTAATATTCGCCAACTTAAAAATGTCATTAAACATTTCCGATGTGTTATTCGAAAACATTAATACATCTTTTTCTGTTCGGGTAATTTGTAATGCTGCAAATATTAACAGCCAAAAAAAATCATCTTTTTCAAACTGTATACCATTTATTAACTTTAATATTACAGCAGAAATCTCACTTTCTAATTTACTTAAAACGTCTTCCAACCCTTGTTTTCCATAAAAATATTTAATTTGGCATTGTGATTTATAATTAACATTTTTAATTATTTTGCCATTATTTAACATCAGTACATTTACTAAATTTTGTTCTGCAAATTGTTTTATTAGGAATTGAGGAACAAAGTGCTGTTTTCTCTTTTCAGCCATTTAATCACCACCTAAAAACATTATACTTCATATTAGTTTGTATCACAACACCAACAATCCTCTTTTATCATAAACCGATGAACAGGTTCCTCCACCACAGCGAATAGCTCTATCCAGAGCCATAATAGTAGCAACAGTACCATCAATTTTTTCAGTACTCTTCTCTTTATCCGGCTTTATATTCCCAGCAGGGTCTGTGCGTATAAAAATGTTATCCATCATCCACCTAAGCACGGGATGGCCGCCATGAGCAATTTTCTGTTCCAATGTAAGTTTCATCAACTCTTTAGTAGGTGGACTCATATCTTTAAACCCTTGACCGAATGGCACTACAGTAAACCCTAATCCCTCAAGGTTCTGTGTCATTTGTACAGCACCCCATCTATCAAAAGCTATTTCACGGATATTGTATTTCATGTTTAGTTCCTCTATGAAACTTTCGATAAACCCGTAATGCACCACATTACCTTCAGTGGTTTTAAGAAAGCCCTGCTTCTTCCATATATCATAATTTACATGGTCACGCCTTACTCTTAAGTCAATGTTATCCTCTGGTATCCAAAAGAACGGAAGAACAGTATATTTATCTCCTTCATCAAGCGGTGGGAATACCAATACAAATGCTGTAATATCAGTAGAGGAGGAGAGGTCAAGTCCACCGTAACATACACGACCTATCAAAGCTTCCGGGTTAACAGCAAAAGCACAGGCATCCCATTTATCCATAGGCATCCAGCGTATAGCTTGCTTGACCCATTGATTCAGCCTAAGTTGTCTGAAGCTGTTTTCTTCAGCCGGGTTTTGCCTTGCTGATTCAAATGCTGCTTTAACTTTATCTATAGTAACGGTAATTCCTAATGATGGATTCGCTTTCTTCCATACCTTCGGATCTGTCCAATCATCTTCTTGAGCAGCCCCATATATTACAGGGTAGAAGGTAGGGTCATGCTTTCTGCCATTTATAATATCTAATGCTTTTTGATGTACCTCCCAACAAATGCTATTTTGATTATCTCCTGCAGTGGTTATTAAAAAATACAGTGGCTGCATTCTTGCATCTCCGCTGCCTTTAGTCATAACATCATATAGTTTTCGATTAGGCTGTGTATGAAGTTCATCAAATACAACCCCGTGGGTATTGAAACCATGCTTGTTGCTTACATCAGCTGATAGCACTTGATAAATACTGCCTGTTGGTTGATAAATAAGTCGCTTAGTTGAATCAAGAATTTTTACTCTTTTTGCTAAAGCCGGACACATTCTAACCATATCTGCTGCAACATTAAAAACAATTGAAGCTTGGTTACGGTCTGCAGCACAGCCATACACCTCGGCACGTTCCTCATTATCACCGCAAGCTAAGAGAAGGGCAATAGCCGCTGCAAGTTCGCTTTTGCCCATCTTTTTTGGTATTTCTACATAAGCAGTATTAAACTGTCTATATCCGTTTGGCTTTAATGTACCGAATACATCCCGTATTATCTGCTCCTGCCAATCAATAAGTTCAAAGGGCTTACCAGCCCATGTTCCTTTTGTATGGCAAAGAGCCTCTACAAATGATACTGCATAATCGGCGGAGGATTTGTCATAAATTGAATCATTTGACTTAAATTGTGTAGTCTTATATTTCTTTAATTTTCGCAAAATTCCAATCCTCCTTTATATATGTGAACGTGAAAAGAAGCCTTCATATGAAAGCTTCCTATTCTTTAAACGTTATTTTCTTCACCATACATTATGAAATGTATATAATCTGCTTTCTGGTTTTCAATGTACATTACAAGTTCGTAAAAGCTATGGCTGAATGCTTCTTTTTGTACCCTTGGAATATCAAACATATTTGTAACACCGCTATCTCTTATGATAATAATTTGTTTCTTTATCTTTTCATCCATTTCAATCCTCTTTAGAATCTTCGACAGCCTGTTTAAGAACATTGGTATCAAATCCTGCACTTTTATAGCCATCCAAGATAATGCTGTAACAGTATAAACTTGGAAAGTTAAGGCGGTGACCTTCGTTCATAACGTATATCATAGCTTCCACGTCTGATTTATCAAATTTAATTCTTACAGTTTCCTTTCGGTAAAGATATGGGAAACCTTCGTAGAGGTCAAGAGCCGCTTCATCATCAGGAGTAATCTCCCACAGCAAGCAAGGTACTGACTTTCCTTTTAAAGGTTCCACAGTGGCAACAGAACCGCCACGTCCCCCTCGAAATAGTAGTTGGTAATCATTTAATTGTACCTTTCCCACAGGTCTTGCAGTAGGGCAACGTTGAGACATCTGCTCTAAATTAAGGTTTGAACCGTAGGCAATATATATCTTCTTATTTTCCATTTTCATTTTTCTCCTTCTTAACCCTTAAGGACAGCCGTTAGGCTGCCCGAAATCTCCAGGCTGCTGAGCCGGAAAGTGCCGCTGTCAAGTGCTCCCTGCAGTTTGAAAATTCTTCTCCGACAAACCCTATTCTGTTTAAGTAGGTTCTCATTGCGAACTTTTCGTTTTCAATTTGGGGTTTCTTGGCTGAAGCAAACTTTTGTTTTAGTGCCTGATTGTTTAATGCTAAGGCTAAAACTATGTAACTTCTTACTTTTCCTGCGTGAAGCTCTGAGTTGAATGCACGGTTATGTCTAGCTGAACATAATCGTGCTTATGTGCAGTAAAATATTATGTTAGCAATAGAAATGAAATGTTGAAAACATAGTAGTTAAGGCTGTTATTACTGAACATAATATTTTATCTATTTGGTATTACCTTGACACATACTGGAAATAATAACATTAGCTGAGTAAATCTTACTCCACATAATAATGTTAACCCGGGAGGTAATACCATGTTAGAAAACTATTTTACAGATTCACGTACAATTTACAGACTATCAAACTGTGGAATCTTTGGGCAAATGATGGAGGAATATGCTAAATATCTCCACGAGCAAGAATTCTCACAAAATACAACGAGGGAATATCTTCGTGCAGCAGCACATCTCAGCCGATTTTCTTTATGGCAAGGCATTAATGATTTATCGCTATTAAATGAAGATTTTGCCTGTCAATTTGTAAATGAACATCTCCCTAATTGTTCTTGTGAACGTCTAAACAAAGGGAAATATCATTCCACAATACGTGGTGTATGGCAAGTGCTAAGTTTTTTAAGTGAATCTAAAATAATTCCACAACCAACAGATTTAATTGAAAATAGCCTCATACCAAAGAATCCTCAACCATTTAAACCCCTAAAACCTTATCCACCAATACAATCAGAGTCAGGCAAGCCTACCCCACCCAGAACGGATATTGCAAGCCAAACTGAAATTATGGGTAACTTACCTGAAAGTATGGGTGGCATAATACTTCAATATGATGAGTATTTAGATAGCATATTCGGTCTTTCTAAGAAAACACGTGATGTCCACAGACTAAAAGCAATGCTATTCCTTAAATGGGTATATGAAGAACATGGCTCTGATTTCCAACTTTCATCTTTATCTACACAAGACATTCTAAGGTTTCAAGAGATGTGTAACGAATATGGTTACTCCAACGATTATCGCAAGACCATAACATCTTGTCTTCGTGGATTCCTACGTTTTTTACGCTGGGAACGGATAATACAAGATGATTTGACACCTGCTGTTTACAAACTAAAGGAATGGAAGTTAGCAAGTGTACCTAAACATATCCCATATGAAACAGCTATGTTACTACTTTCTGCACCAGATAGGGAAACTGTAAAAGGAAAGCGAGATTATCTAACACTTTTATTAATGCTACAACTTGGACTTAGGGCAAATGAAATAATCCAAATTGAACTGAAAGATATTTCCCTAACACAAGGTGAATTACACATCTATAAGACAAAGACTCACAGGGGACGTTGCTTACCAATTACAAATGAGATCGCTGATGCTATCGTTGATTATTTGCGTGTTAGACCAGAAAGGCAACAATCTGAGTTAATTCTTAGAACCATAAGACCATTTAATCCCCTTAAAAATTCATCTTCACTTGGAAGTGTTGTTCGCCAATATATAGAGCAATTAGATCTTAAAGTACCATCATATGGAACCCATCTTCTAAGGCATTCACTAGCAACACATCTAGTAAATAATGGGGCATCATTCAAGGAAACAGCTGATATTCTTGGGCATAGAAGCATTGAAACTACTGGTATTTATGCAAAGGTTCAGATTGAACGTTTAAAAGATATTCCATTACCATTTCCTTGTTGGGAAGAGGTGTGTGTAATATGAAAAGGGCACCTGATTTTAACAGCTTTAACGCTGATAATTTATCCGAATATATTAAGTTTATGGTGGATAATGGTAGAACATTTCGTGTGGAAACCACAATTTTAAAGGAATTTGACCGTTTTCTACAATCCCTAGAGAGCACAGTTGTTAATTCTGATACTGTTGAATCTTTCGTTTATAGCAAGCTAGACCTTAGCAATAGCCAATATGAAAAACGACACCGTATAATACGTGGATTTTTAGATTACTGCTCTATAAAGGGTACAGGAGAAAGCATTCCAGCTCCTCCCAAACCACATAGCCAAGGGCGTCGTATACCTTATTTATATACAACTTCTGATATTGAAAAGGTCTTATCATTAGCTGCTGATTTAAATCCTAAAGATTCAATTAGACCACATAGTTTCCAAGCAATTATAGGACTTCTATACTGTACAGGTTTGCGTATCAGTGAAGCTCTAAGATTAGATATAAGTGATGTTGACTTGGAAAATGGAGTCTTGTTTATCCAAAATACTAAGTTCAAAAAATCAAGATATGTCCCAATACATCCAACAGCTGTTGGGGTTTTAAAGCGATACCTAAAATTAAGAAATCATTATTCACCCAGTCCCAAGAGTCAGGCATTCTTTTTAAGCACACGTAATGATAGACTAGCATATGGTACTTTCAATGCTACATTTCTACAACTAGTACGTGAGGCAGGAATTCGTACAGAAAATCGTAACTCCAGAATCCACGATCTTAGGCACACTTTTGCAGTTAATCGCATGATTAAATGGTATGAAGAAGATTCTGATTTTCAGGAGCAACTCCCTGTACTTTCAACATATATGGGGCATGCTCATTTTGAGGATACTACTTACTATTTAAATGCCAGTGCTGAACTGATGGCAAAAGGCTCAAAGTCTTTTAAGTTTGGAGGTAATGGCAATGCGTGAAACTAAACCTATAAGTCTAGGGGAAATGCTGGAAAGCTTCTTTAATAAAAGATTGATTCAACAACAAAATGTCTCACAAAATACAATCAATAGTTATCGGGATACATGGCGATTATTACTTAATTATTTAGTATCTGAAAAAAAGATATCTATAACCCGATTGACCATTGATATGGTTACAGCCGAGGTAATTCTTGATTTTCTAAATCATCTTGAAACACAACGGAAATGCAGTATCAACACAAGAAATCAACGCAGGGCTGCCATCCGTGCTTTTGCTAGTCATGTAATTTTATATGAACCAAAATATATGGCACAGTTTGAACGGATTTTATCCATACCAGCAAAGAATTACGAGAAAAAAATGCTTGGTTATCTTACTGATGAAGAGATGAACTGTATCCTTTCCACCTTTAATCGCAGTACCCCAGATGGATTCAGAAACTACGCTCTTTTTATGCTAATGTATAATGTTGGAGCTCGTGTTTCAGAGATAATATCGATTAAATGTAAGGATGTAGGTACAAATCAAATACTTATCCATGGAAAATCAAGTAAAGACCGTATTGTTCCAATCTGGCCAGAAACAGCAAAATTATTAAGTTAACTAATAGTTAAAGAAAACCTTGATCCAGATCGAAACCTTTTTTTGAATAGGAAAAAGGAACCTCTCACCAGGAGTGGAATTTCTTATATATTGGCTACAGCTTCAACTAAGGCAGCGAAAGAATGCCCAACTTTACAGGGCAGAAAAACATCACCTCATACAATTAGGCATACAACCGCAATGCATTTGCTCCAATCAGGTACTGACCTAAATCTTATCCGAATGTGGCTAGGACATGTTCATTTAGATACTACACATGGATATATTGAGGCAGATATTAAGATGAAGCGTAATACATTAGAAAACAGTGGAATCTTAAAGCCTAGTAAAGGTTATACCTGGAACCCGACAGATGAAGTTAAGGATTTTCTTAATACCCTTGGAATTAAGTGAATTATTATGTGCAGTAATTGTTATTTATCTTGAGTACAATTAGCCCTAGTTATTACAACAAAATAATTATAACTGGGAATATTATGTTTAGTGATAGGTGGAGAAACCTTCTGGTTTTAATAGGTTCTCGAATCAACTGAACATAATATTTTACTGCACATAAGCACGGTTATGTCTAGCTGAACATAAAAGGGCCTTTAATGGTGATTTGCATGCCGGTAAAATTAAAGCCTATGTTCAATTCTGCCTCGCAATCACAGCGCAGGCTCTTAATCAGCGTTCAGCAAGTCCGATAAAAACTGAATCAACCAATGAAAAATACACTTTTCGTGTATGGCTTTTACGTCTTGGTTTAATAGGTGATGAATTCAAAACAGCCCGAAAACATCTGCTGGATCATCTTGAGGGCTGCATTGCCTGGAAAGACCCTGCCCAAGCGGAAAGGCAAAAGGAAAGACTGAGAGAAAAGCGCGAAGCGGAAAGGATACAGGCAGAAGAAGCAGAACAACAACCAGCTGAAGAAATTATTTTGGAAGCGGAGGATGGGGAATCCCCCGCTTTTACTATGTCAATGTGAGGGAGTGCTTATGGAAAACAAACTATATATTGCCTATGGCAGTAATCTTAACCTACCCCAAATGGAAAAAAGATGTCCTACTGCCAAGGCGGTAGGAATATCCGAAATTAAAGATTATGCCCTTGTTTTTAGAGGCGGCGGTCATGGTGCGGTAGCTACCATTGAACCTTGTGTGGGAAGTTCTGTCCCCGTTTTACTTTGGAAAATCAGGCCGGATGATGAAAAAGCACTTGATATCTACGAAGGGTTTCCAAGGTTTTATGAAAAGGAAACCATGGAGCTTATACTGGACGAAAAAACTGTTCCTGCTATGGTTTACATCATGACTCCGGGACACCGTCTGGGCTATCCGTCTGATTATTATTACAATACAATCCTCGAAGGATATAAAAGTGCAGGATTTGACCCTGCTGTTTTGGAGCAGGCAATAGACTATACCGAACAGCTTATGGAAAGTGAACCAGAGCCAGAGCAGCAAAATCTGTTCGGATTTGGCGAGCTGAAATGGTGGTGATTTTATGGCAGACCCGGCAACAATAACAATGGCGGCAAAAGCTGCGGCCACAGCCTTATCGGACGAACGAGTCCGTAAAACCATTGGCTGGACAATCGGTTTGATTCTATCTCCAGTAATTTTAATAATTGTTTTAGTCTGCAGCCTGTTATCAGGTACATCAGATCACAACAATACAGCAGTAGGCTTGTGCTTTGACGGAGGTGTTATATCAGGAAATGTGCCTGAGGATTACCGTGGATATATTGAAGATATGAGAAACAGTTTTACTCTTTTAGACGGTACCATTGCTGCAGTAAATAGTGACATGGAAGATGGAGAAAGCCTCGACTCGGTAAGGGTTAAGGCTATTTTTTATTCTCTGTTTTTCGGCGCAGATAGCCCTTCAAGACTTGGGCACAGACAATTTGTAGACTCATTTGTCACCTATGAGGAACGAATGAGGACGGTCACCTCCACAGGTGCAGACGGCAATGAAACTACTGAGGAAGAAACCTACATCGTGGCGGTTCCCATTAGGGAACTGCCCGTGGTATATGAAAATATATCCTCATCTATGAGAATAGCTGTCACTCATGAAAGTCAAATCAATGCAACAGAAATATATTACCGTGTACTTTATGGCAGGCCGGCGCCAACCTATGGCAATGAATTCGATGAATGGTCAAACAGCTTGCCCCTGTCATCCGCACCCTTTATCGGAGCAGATGGTTTCTGCTCACCCCTTGGAGAGAATTGGCGAAGCATGGTCACCTCGGAGTTTGGCTACCGCAAAGACCCATTCACCGGCATGGGTGCAGGACATAGCGGAATTGACATTGGTGCGCCCAAGGGCACATCTATTCGTGTAGCATTGCCCGGTACAGTTTATGTGGTTCGCTATTCCACCAGCGGATACGGCTACCATGTGATGGTGGATCATGGCGGCGGATTTGTAACTCTTTATGCCCACTGCTCCAAAATACTTGTAAGTGAAGGGCAGACCGTAGATGCAGGAAGTATTATTGCTGAAGTGGGATCTACAGGGAGAAGCACTGGAAACCACCTGCACTTTGAAGTGCGAATCGGCGGAGAAAAGCAAAACCCAAGAAGTTATTTACCTTAAAGGAAGGAGTCAAATCAATGAAGTTACAAGTACCTTTCGAAAGAAAAATACCGAATTTTAATTTAAGCGAGGCTGTTATAGAGGCAGTTGTTATTTTGCCGGAGCAAAAGTTCAAAACCTTTTCAGGCGGTCTTCTTAAAGATGAAGATTTTATTAAAGACCATAAGGAGTCCATGTATGTTGATGAAAAAGGTGTTCGGCATTCACTGCTTTTGTTAAGTGAACATGCAGATGACGGTTTCCTTGTAGAAAGCCAGGGCTATGATTATGCCAGATATATTGCATGGCTGCCTCGGATAAAACCCTATTTTAATCAACAAATGCTAAAGCTTGTAGATGCCCTTATTAAAGAAGGATGCCTAAATACGGAAAGCGGAAATTGGATTACAGACTTTGATGAAATCCAAGAACGCTACGGAATTACTATAAAAAACGGCAATGGAATCGGTGAACAGCTGCTTCACATTTTAAGCAGTGCAGATGAAATAGCCGAAGTTGAAATGACTGAGGACAGCTTCGATATGACATTTTATTTAGATTTCTGCCCAAATAGTGTTCAAGATGAGACGGAAATGTCGATGCAGCATATTTAAGTAAGCGGCTTTTCTGTGAAAATGAACTAGCGAAAACCTATAAATTCAGGAGGAAATTTTATGAGTAGTACGATTAAAGTATTAAAAATTGATGTCGGTCAGCCGCCTTTTATAAAGGAAATTCAAAATGATCTTGTCGGATTGCAGGCTGAGGTTGGCGGTCTAATTCAGGTGATTGGACTTGAGGATGACTGCCTGTTGATCTGCAATGATGAGGGTAAGCTCAACGGCATGAAACCCAATCGATGGTTTTATGATGACATCATTTGCGGTCCCTTTTTTATTTGCGGCGATAGTATGGAGGGCGATTTTATTTCTTTGACAAGTGAGCAGGCAGAAAAATATGCAGAACGATTTGCTGGCTCTCCTGCCTTTACCGGCGAAGAACAGGAGCTGGAACCCCGTATTACATTTATTAGTTTTTAACGATAGGAGGATTATTATAATGAAAAAAGCTAATATCACACTTAAAATGGAAGCCCAAAGACTTGAGGCTACAAAAAGATATATGGAGAAAAAGGATGTCTCCATTGAGCAGGAGCTGGGCGAAGCCTTGCAAAAGCTTTATGAGAAACATGTACCGGCGGCAGTTCGTGAATACATTGATGAAACCGCTGACAGCTTGCCAGCTTCGAAAGCTAAAAAACAGAAAGAGAAAAGTAGCACAGCGGAACCCAACCAGTCACAGGGGACAATCTAAAGTATGGTATGAAACGGCAAACGCATGAGAACGGCACACTCCCCCCTGTCACCCCCTGTTTGCCCCTGTATGGGCTTTTCAGCCCATGGGTAGAGTAGTAACACCACTTGGCAGTTTTGAGAGCAGTTTGAAGGAGCTTTGCGGACAGGCAGAATAGAGCAAAAGCAGGCAAAACAATCCCACTATAACCGTGAATCCATAGGTTTAAAATACAGCAGGAGAAAGAGAGGTGCTGTAAACGCACCTCTCGGTCACAGCGGA